TCTTTGATACGGAAACCAATGCTAAAGGCACTTAAGATGCCCTTTTTAATCAGCTTATACACGTCGCCTGCCGCATCGGAAATCTTGGCTTTAATCCAAAGACCCTTCTCGTCAACTTTGTGTTCTACCATCTTACCAACAGGCATAGTGTGATTATGGTAAGCAAGAATTATAGGATTTTTTAAGTATTCCTTAACGCCTTGTTCCCATACACTAGTAGGAACCACGTCACCGTGGCGGTCCTTATCGTTGGTGGACGCATAACCTTCGATCGTAACACTCTGATCTTCGTCATCGTCGCTTGGTAGAGCCTTTGCAGTAAATTTACTGTTAAAGTAAAGTATTTTATTTTTATCTACCATAATACTCCTTTATTGCTGGCTGGGTCTACCACCCTGCGATGGATCAGCAGCACTACCTGCAATGTTTGCAGGTATTCTTAATTCGTCATGACCATCGATTGTGTCATAACGTAATTCTACACGGGCTTCGTTTGGAGTTATAACGCCGCCATTGACTAAAGCTGAATGATACGCAGCTATGTCGCGTAACTCTGGTTGAAGTGCGCTAACAGTTCCTGTAATCGGTTCCACATCATATCCGAAGTATCGTTCGAGAGCAGAAACATATTTGCGTACAACTGGAATGACTGTTTCCAAGTAAAATAGGCGCAAATTAGGGGAAATGTTAGCATTGTTACCACCTTGTAATAAAATTGGTGGAACACCAACTGCAGTCATAATTTTCTCACCATGGGTTTTGATTGAAAGATCAAAATCCATTTCTTTAAAATTAGTGTTGCTTATGTTGTGTGGCTTAAGTCCGCTGTCCAAGATAAGTGGGCGTTTACCGCCATTCTTGGAATTGTACTTTTGTAACCAGTAATTTATTGTTTTTTCTTTTGCAACTTGTGATAGTGTATTATCTGAAGTAAGTACTAAACCAAATACAGCTCCGTTATCAAAGAACTGTTCTTGAAATTGTTGCATTGAGTACAGTATTTTAACACTGCGTTCAGCAGACTCCAATCTGCTGCTACCACGGTAGATACTATCGCTGTTAAGGTCACGGAAGTAAAATACTTCGGACTCTTTGAAGTCTACCACACCGTTAAATCGGAATCCGCGAATAAACGTTTTGCTATCCGTTAAGATTTCTACACTGGCGGCTGGTAAGTGGTATAAAAAGGTGCCGTCAAAGTGGATAAAGGCATTGCCTTCTAGTATAAAGTCAGTGAATAAACACTGACGAAATTCAACTGCACTTTGGTACGGATTAGGACGGAAATTAAGTAGCGTATTTAGTGTTTTTTGACGAACACTACCAACTACTCCATCATGTACTTTGTCTTTTACGTCGTAGTCCATTGAACTAGCGGCGTTTACAAGTAAGCTAACACTACGGTTAACTGACTCTAATTTTTTAAAAGCTTGAAGGTAGCTTATTTTGGCTTCGCTGCCAACCTGTGAACCTTCGCTTTGTGATATTCGTTCTTGTGCAGGGTTTAGTTTTTCAACTAACCACTCACGAGTATTTGTTAATAACCCCATAATGCCCCTTAGCAAAATTCGCTAAAAAAGCTGCCGTAGCTGGGAGTGGTTTTTGTTACTTCGCCGCCTTGAATTTTTGCTAGCTGTATTTCGATCCAACGAGCCTGTTTAGGCTCGCTACCCGGTTGAGGAGCTTTACCGTAAACACCGTGTAGTGCTACATGATGGCGATTACAAAGGGTGTAAACCTGATCATATAGCTCGCTATGGTGCTCTGCAATAAACTCGTCACGAACAGCAAGTATGCCTTCATCGGTGCTTATATCATAACCTTTTGCAGCCGACCACTTCTCTAGAAGTTTAGTTACGCTATGCAAGTGATGTAGTTCCAAGTCAGCTGTGGAACCGCAAATATAGCACGCAGATTTTTTCTCGTAAGCGGCTTTGGCCTTGTCGCGCACCCATTTTACAGGAATGCGGTTATTGGTGTTTTTTGCCATTTTGTGTATACATGCTTATGAGATTAGTAGTATTATACACCAAGAGCATGTTATTGTCAATGTTAATTTTTATCGTGGGTTAGATTGTGTAGGTGTATAGTGCGTAACGCAGAGCATCAGCCATGTGAGAGTACTCATCATGCTTTGGACGTTCACGTTGCAGGCCTTCTTTGGTATCCCAGCGATATTGGTCTAGCATGGCCAGGGTATGGGTACAGTGGCTCATAACCTTTAATCGACCTTGTGCTACTAGTGTTTGCGTATAAGCAATGCCTGGCAGCACATCTTTTTTAGCCTTGGTAGTTGCTAAGTCGTAGGTGTAGGCAAGGTCAGCAGCAAACTGCGCTGCGGCCGAATCAATAAAAATTGTTTCTATGCCCCAACGCTCGCATAACACACGGAACTCCGCAGCATGACCCTCAGTAGTGGCTTCATTGTCTAAGTACTCGTCTACTACATAAAAGCAGTCGTCTTCCCAGGAATAGACTACGCACACAAACGCAGTAAAGTCGCGATAGCCAGGATCGCAACCAGCAATGGCTTCACATGCACGTCCAGCTAGCACGGATTCAGGTAGTTCGCTTATGTGGTCGGCTTCAGCTAAGGTGTAGATCTGACCCTCGAATACGGTAAACGAAGCCATGTACTCTTGCTCGAATTCGGCACGTGACATCGACCGGCGAGCTTCGGCAACATCCGACTCAGCCATGCGAGTATTCTCGCTATAGTCAGCTTGCAGTGAAACCCACTCTGGAAAGTTGGGATCAAATCCACGCTGCCAAAACTGCGAAAACCAGTTGTTGCGACCACGAGGTGTAGAGATAAAGATCGCTTTAGCACCAGGCTTGTCTAGAGTAGGACGTAGTGCAACGTTAAAGGCAGCTTCACCGCCTTCGCCAAGCGCAGCCTCGTCAAATATAATCAAGTCGTAACTACGACCAACACACGAATCCACAGTTGATAAGGAACCCATCCTGATAGTCGAACCGTTTGACAATTCAATGATCTTGTCTTTTAAGTTATCTCGCGCAACTTCTAGGTCAAAGTGTTTTATTAGCTTACGTTGCAGCTCAAACGAAATTCCCGATAGGTTATAATTTGGCGAAATGATTAGTACATTACAATTGGGGACTAGGGTTACCAGTTGACCTACCACATTGGCAATATAAGTTTTGCCTAGGCGACGAGCTAGTGCAGCACAAATAAACCGGTACTTGGGGTCGTTGACGGCATTGATAAGTGCAATTTGTGGGCGGTTAATGGTGTCGTAGATGCCCAATAACTTAAGATAGTTGTCAATAGGTAGCTTAATAAACCGTTGCTGAGGATCAAACTCCACTATTGCATCACAGTTTACGTCACGGCTAATAGTTAACATTAGACTCCTTCACCTGTAATTAGTCGCTGTACTAGTTGTGAGTACTTCGACCCGTCTAAGCCTTCGTTTATTTGCACGTTGACTTGCTTTTGTGGTCCGCTGGGGCCGCTGCGCAGTTTTTCTAAGGCAATTTCACGATCTAGCAAGTCCATGCTCATTTTATGTGATAGCTGTAGTAGCTCCGATATATCTTTGGTGCTTCCAGTTCCGGCTTCTTCAAGCTCACTAAACTTTTGCTTGATAAGCGCGTCCATTGCACGTCGCATTAAAAATCGATTGTTGTAGCCGGTGTCCATGAATACCCTGTCAATATAACCGCGCACTTCACGACGACTTAGGTAATTGGCAACAGTTTCGGGATCCAGGTCGAGCTCCGATGCCACGGCTCGTACATCATTGAGTTGCAGGTAGCAGTTGGCCACTTCCAGGGCTTCGGGGGAAATCTGTAGTGTTTCAGCAGGTAGGTGAGTTGTCATGGTGTGGTCCTTTTTGGGTAATTATATCATAGAGGTGGGTGTGTGGCAAGTGGGAAATTTTGGTGGGGTGTGGTGTGGTTTGGTGTAGTTTGGTGGGCGGGTGTGGGTTATGCGGTTTAGGGTCGATGTTGGCACCTTAGTGGTTTTGAAAATTTTCTCATATAGGCCGCGTGTGGGTGGGTGCATATAGTAATTTGAAAACCAAAGTCTACTAACCGCCCCCTGTCTGTTAACAGAAGTATACATAGGGTAAACACCTAGAAAATAATTTGCGAAATGCTTGCACGACTGCAAAAACCTTGTATAATAGAACACATGGACAGCAAGGAAACACAAATGAAAACATTGCACTGCTATCAAATTTTTTACATTGTGACCTGTGAGCCGGGTTCAATGTTTGTGATGGATGATTTTGGCGATTTGGTCAAAATCGAATTTCCATTGCTGAATCGCTTTTACATGGTATAATTCAATCATGACCACGAAAGACACTATGACGAAAAAAGAATTTTGGGATGCACTAGGCTTTGCGGCTTGTATTGCACTGCCCTTTGTGTTATACTTTGTTTTTGTGATGAAACCTTAAC